AAAGAGCAAGCGGTGGCATCCGACGAACTAAGGCCCTCTGGGCTCGAATAAGTCGGGGCGCTGCTCCTTACCTGCCACCGCTCGCCTTCCCCCGGGAATGCGGAGCAAGGGTAAGGGGTGAAAAAGTAAGGAGCTGAAGATGGGATTAGCCATCATTTCAGCCGACGAACGCATGGCCGAGGCCAGGGGCGTAAAGCTCCTGATCGTTGGACCACCGGGCGTTGGCAAAACAAGTCTGCTCAGGACGCTTGATCCTGAGACCGTACTCTTCATCGACCTCGAGGCCGGCAATCTGAGCGTCTCGGACGTGCCGGTTGACGAGCTGCGGCCCAAGACCTGGCAGGAATGCCGCGATCTGGCGTGTTTTCTTGCGGGGCCGAACACCAATGTTCGCGCTTCGGATTTGTATGGCCAGCAGCATTACGATGCTGTCTGCGAGAAGTTCGGCGATGCGTCGGCGCTGGATAAATACCAGACCGTGTTCATCGACAGCATCACGGAAGCCGCCCGCCTATGCATGGCGTGGTGTGAGACGCAGCCCGAGGCGATGACTGCCAAAGGCGATAAAGACACGCGCGGAATGTATGGGCTGCTTGGCCGGCAGATGATTGCGTGGATTAAGCGTCTCCAACAGGCGCGCACGCGCAATGTTGTGTTCGTCTGCTTGCTCAATGAAGACGAGGACGACTTCGGCCGCAAGACCTGGAGCATCCAGATTGATGGGGCAAAGACCGGCAGGGAAATGCCCGGCATTGTTGATGAGGTGATTACTTTTGCGATCATCCGTCCTGATGAGGGCGACCCCTACAGGGCTTTCATCACGCATCCGGAGAATGAATGGGGCTTTCCCGCGAAGGATCGGTCCGGGCGTTTGTCAGCAATGGAAAAACCACACCTCGGCGAGCTGTTCGCCAAGCTTTTAGGTTAAGGAGAAACACACATGTCAGCATTTGATTTCAATACAGCCGAAGTGTCTGGGTCCGGGTCCAGCGGTCCGATACCGGACGGCACGGTGGCGCCGGTTATCCTGCATCTGCGTGGGCTTAAGACGTCGTCTCGCGACACGCGCATTCAGGGGCTTGATCTGGAATACACGGTGCTCGAGGGGCCCTATAAAGGCAGGAAAGCCTGGAAGTGGGCCGGCATCACGGGCACTGGCAGCGATGGCCATAACAAAATGATCTCCATCACCCGCTCGCTGATCCGCGGCGTGCTGGAAAGCGCCTACGGGGTGAAGTCTACGGATGACAGTCCGGAAGCCATGGCGGCGCGCAAGATCAATGACTGGGACGATCTGGATGGCATCGCGTTCGTTGCCCGCTTTGGCGTTGAAGAGGGCTCGGATTACGTTGACGCCCGGTCCGGCGAGAACGTCAAAGGCAAGGCCAAAAACACGGTGACCGCCGTGGGAGTTGATGAGGCGGATTACGCCGGTTTCAAGCCGGCCAAGCCGAAGACGGCTGGCATTCCCAAGCCGCCTGCTGGTGTCAAAGCGTCAACCCGTCCCGCCTGGGGCTGATCTTAACGGGGCCAGCTTCGGCTGGCCCCCATGGGGTTTATCATGTCGAGAAACGACCCGGACACCCGGGCCGCGGTGGAGGCCGCAGCCCGGTTGAAATTAATATTGAAAGATCGCGGACACCACATCACCGCGCAGGAGGCGGAAGTTATCGCCTCGAGCATTGTGTGTGAGTGGATCAAGCATCGCACGCATCACTGGGCTGTCAGAAGGGGGACGCCTGCCTTCGGTGATCCTGATGCGATGACGCAGGGGTTTGCTTTGGCTGCGTTGGGCATGATCGCCAGCAAGGCCGGCAATCTGGAGTGGGGCAAGCCGCTGGGCGACTGGACGGCTGACGACGCCAGCCTGCTGTTTGCGATTGCTTACGAGGCGATCGAAGCCAGACGCACCCATACGCTGGAGGATCAGAACAACCCGGAGGACATTGGCGCATGAGTTTAAGGTTCAAGCATATCGACGAACAGAACCGCCGCGCGGCGGCAGAGCTGGCAGCGCGAAAGGTTAGCTGCGAGGGGTGTTTCTGGCTGGCCCGGCATCCCCGGCCCATGTGCAGGGGCGAGACGTCGCCGCACTATCGCACCGCGAGGGAAAGCTATCACGAGCGTTGCCATGCGTTCAGCGTTACGGGCGCGATGCCGGTGATTGAGAACCCGAAGCGCGAAGAGCGCCGCGCACGCAAGGAGGTTATCAGGCGATGATTGATTTCAATCCTTCATCCATGCAGCGGTCGGCTGCCATCACTTCGCTGCATGAGGCGCTTGAGAAGGCTCCTCGATCTCAGGAGAAAAGGCGTGAATATGTGGGAGCATCGGCGATCGGTGGCCCGTGCGAGCGGCGCGTGCAATACGATTTCATGGGCGCGGCGTACGACGAAGGATGGCGTTATTCTGCCCGTACAATGCGCATTTTTGAGCGTGGCCATAAGCTGGAAAGCATGGCCGCCATCTGGCTGGCTGACGCCGGATACCGGCTCACGCAGACGGGCAAGAACGGGGCGCCCATTGGTTTCTCGGTGGCGGGCGGTGCTTTCCGCGGTCACGTGGACCGGGTCATCACGGGCGGTCCTGACGGGCTGCAATATCCGCTGATCTGGGAGCATAAGGCTTTGGGTCAGAAGAGCTGGAAAGCCATTGAGAAATCCGGGTTAGCCAAAGCCAAGCCGGAGTATGCCGACCAGGTTGCGCTTTACCAGGCGTATCTGGACCTGACGAACCCCGCGCTCTTTATGGCGACCTGCGCGGATACGATGGAAGTCTATTTTGAGCTGGTTCCGTTCGACAAGCAGCGCGCCCAGACAGCGTCAGACCGGGCTGCTGAAATTATTGCTGACAGCCGTGCGGGCGCATTACGCCCTCGCTGCACGGATGACGCGGAGTTCTGGGCGTGCAAGGATTGTCCGTTTCGCAGGAGGTGCTGGGGATGATGCGTTGTCGGGTTACTGTTAATGATATCAATCCAGAGCAAGATTACACTGTTGGAGAGTTGTGCAAAATTCGCACAGGACGAAACAGGGAACTTGTTGAAGCATTAAGAAATGATCCAATTGCTCCTAACCCTGTTTTTCAAACTCACAATAAGAAGTTGTACAGAGGCAAAGACATAATTGCTTATGTTAATGGTGAAAACGCCGGCTTGTCTGATTTGGAAACAATCGCGATTAAAAAAGTGAATGCGGTACTGGAAAGAGAGCGCGAGAATTTGGAAAGAGAGCGCGCAAAGCTGGAAAAGGAACGTGAAGCTCTTCATGCTGCTATAAATGAAGAGCGCAACAAGTGGACAATTGAAAACCTTGAAGCTTTGAAAAACGAAGTTTTGCAATGCTTGAAGTTAGAAAGTGGAAGGCTAGCGTCTGGTTATGTCGGTACATGGGCCGGGCCTGGCGTTTATTTTTTGAAGGATAAAGGCGAAATTGTTTACGTCGGTCAATCCGTCATGATGGCTGGCCGCATAAGCCAGCATATGGCTGACCACAATAAGACATTTAATGAGGTGATGTTTTTCAAATGCGAGAAAGAAGAGCTGGATAACTGGGAAGGGTTTTTCATTCGTCTTCTGAGACCGAAACTGAATGGCGGAATAAATCGTGAAAACCCCTCAGCTCCATTGAGTTCTCTATGGATGCGTGTCGAAAAGTGGAAAGTTGAAATGGAAGCGATGTCATGATCGACTTCAACGACGCAGCACGCCAGCAGCCCTTCGAGGACGCGATGGCGCGCAAGGAGCGGGTCTACCGAACCCTTCAGGGCCGGGTCCGCGAGTTTGTGCGGTATCTCTATCCACGCGCCACGATGGGCCCACGGGATGCCCGGATAGGGGATGTCACGGGGGCTAAGGGACTGAGCCTGTCCATTTCTTTGACGGCAGACGACACGGCGGGGAAATGGATCGACCATGCCACGGGTGACCGGGGGGACGTGTTTGGGCTTTATGCCGTGGCGCATAATCTCGACGTTGCCCGGGACTTTGCCCAGATCCTGGCTGAGTGCGATGCGTGGGCCGGGGGTTCTCCGGCGCCGCGGGCGATCATTCGCCACGAGGTCGAGGCCGCCAGGCCTGTCGAGCCGGAGCCCGAGCGGACGGTAGATGCCCGCTATGTCTACAGGGACAAGGCAG